GGCCGAGGCCGACGCCGGGATCATTTTCGACCCGCAGCGATCACGCCCTCGGCCGTGCGGACCAGCGGGGCCGGAGGCAGGCACGGCGTGCAGTACAGGACCTGCGCGCCGGACGGGTACCGGCGGCCGCGCGGGTCCGGGCGCAGCGCGGTGTCCCCGATTCCCGCAGGGGCGGCGCACACGGTGCACGCCGGGCCCTCGGTCGCGGGCTCGGGGTAGGGGGATCGCAGGCGGTAGGGGACGTCGCACCCCTCCCACGGATCGGCGTACGTGGTGCCGCCGGGTACGGCGGCCGGGATCTCGGGGGGAAGCGCCCCCGGGGTCTGGGATGCTGTGCTCACGGTTCTCCACTCCTGACAGGGATTTGGGTGTGGTGTGCCGAGGGGTCGCGTTCCGGGGTCGAGCCGGGCGCGGCCCCGTGCTTATGCCGTCAGGCGGCTTTGGCCTCGATCGCCCCGTGTTGGGGGGTGGCGTTGGCGATCGGCTGAGACTCGGGGCGCAGCAGGACGGCCAGCCGGGCGCGCTGCTGCGGAGTGAACGGCGGCCAGCCGTCGACTTGCTGGCGGATCCGCTCGCGGCGCTCTTCCCGCGTCACGCCGGGGCCCTGGACGGACTGGCAGCTCGGCCAGAGGCCGGCTCTTCCTCGGCCAGGGCGTCGTCGTCGACCTGCAACTTGGCCTTGAGGCGTGCGTAGACCTGCGATGACGGCTGCGCGTCACCTTGTTCGATCTTGTAAATGTTCCAGTGCGAACACCCGGCCGCTTCCGCGAGTTCAATGACCTTGAGGCACTGGTCCTCACGTGTGCGCCGGAGCTTTGCCCCGGAGATCTTCCGGCTCAACATGGACTCCAAGGTACTCCATTTATTGGAATGCTCAATCCTTACCGTGGAGTAACTTGGAGGGTGATTGGGTGACATTGGAGTTACCAAGCGAAGTGCATGCAGCACAGCCCAAGCTCGACAGCCCTACGGCAACGTTGGAACGCATTGGAGTGCGGATGTACCCTCGGCCCATGACAGCCGCCCTGGAACCCCGAGTTCGGCTCGCGCAGTACATCGAGCGGCGGATCGCGGCGCTGACCCTGGAGTACGCCGAGGTGTGCCGGCGCGCCGAGATCTCCGACGAGACGCTCGGCAAGATCCGTAAGGGGATGAAGGCTCGCGGGTCGACGTACCTCAAGCTCGAACGCGCCCTTGAGTGGGCACAGGGGAGCATTGCGGCCATCCTCGCCGGCGGGGAGCCGGTACCGCTGGACGGGGCGACGCCGGAGTCGTCGAAGCGCGCGCCCGACTCCTCGCTGAGTGGCGAACTGCAGCTGGCGCAGCGCCTGCTGGCCGCCACCGTCCAGGCGATGAAGTTGTCACCGGAGGAGGCTGACGAAGTCTGGCGGCGCGTACGACTGGAAATCGAGGTTACCCACCGGTCACAAGCGGCCGAAAGTAACAGTAACGACCGAAATGAGCATGCTGGATAGTCACGTTCCGGTCACAAGCGGTATCTATGGCTACCTTTGTCACTGGCTAAATACAGACAGTGGTCCCCAGTAGTTACATATGCCACGGACATTGACTGGGGGGTCCGTCATTGGTGACCAATGCAGGTCAGGTAGTTGCCGCCCTTGCTGGAGGTGCTCTCATTGCGATCGTCGCCGTACTCGCCATCAGACAGCTGGCCACCGACTGCAGAGCCGAACAGCAACGCAGAATCGATACAGCGGTGCACGCCATCGTCGGAGGTGTGGAAGCCTTCCGCCGCGCCAAGCCGCCCACCGAGGAGGAGCCCTTCGAACTTCCTGACGAGGCGGCCGAGGTGCATGCGAAGGCCCACCTCCGGCTCATCATCTCCACGCACCCCCCGCAGTTACCGGACAAGGAGCCGGGGACGCGGGGAGCGCCCAGGTCGCGGCCGGTACGTAGACGCTGACGGCTAGACAGGCCTCTTGGGCTCGATACGGACAGACCGCTCGTCGAAGTACGTGTCGCCCGGACGGAAGCCGTCGGGGCGACCCTGCCTGGCGGGGAGGATCGTGACCGTCATGATGGTGTCGATGATCGCCCGCTTCCTGTCCAGGCTGTAGCCCTTCCAGTCCTGTGCCAGTTGCTCACTGCCGAGTGGAATGCCCCTTAGTACTGGCACGGTGCTGCGGCGTTCCCACTCCGCCTCAAGCTCTTTGAGCTTGGCCCGTAGCCGCGCATTGCTGTCGAGATACTGGGCGCGCGTCTTGAGGTCGTCATCGTAGTCCCGCTGGTTCTCGGCGAGCTTGGCGCGCAGGCCCTCCTCTCGCGCCACCAGCTGCTCCACCGGCTCCTGTTCGGGCGCAGGCGGCATCAGGAGCTCGGCGGCGTCCGGGCGGCTAAGCCGCTCAACGGCCCACTCCTCCACGTACTCGTCGACGTACGCGGCCACCCGAGAGACATGGCCGCCTGTCTGGCACTGATAGGCCGTGCCCAACCCGGTGCCGCGGCCTTCCGTCTTCATCGCTTCTGTGCAGCCACCCCAGCCACACCGGTACAGGGCCCCGCCGAGCCACTTCCGTGCGGTGCTCTCCGTGTTGCGGCGCTCCGGCCGATCCAGGATCGCCTTACAGGCACGCCACTTGTCCTCGGACGTGATGGCCGGCCATGCGGCCCTGCCGACGACCTCGCCCGCCACCTCAAGCAGTCCAGCATTGCGCGGCCGTAGCAACAGGCGCCGCAACGGTGTCGGAGAGAATTCACCAGCGATCGGCTCGGTCCGCGTGCCGTCGGGCAGGCGCCGGCGTCTTGGCGGGGTGGTGATTCCCTTGGCTTTCCAGCTACGGCAGATGCCGCGCAGCGAGTCACCGGCAACGATCAGATCCATTGCCTTGCCGACCTCCCAGGCCTCGGACCCCTCCGCTATGGCCGCCTCCGCTCTGCACGCCGCACACACAGCGACTGCGGTGAATCCGTCGCTCGTCTCGCACTGCGCGCACACTCGGTCCGGCGAGACCCCATCTCCGGTCCCGCAGATACTGCACAGGAGCTCGATGGCGAAGTCCTCCGATGGACAGTCAGGGCAGGCCAGGCCACGGGGAGTTGTTCCGTCTGCCTCGTAGCCAAACGGGCGCGGCCCCCCGCGGTACGTGCCTTCGCGCACGTTGTCGCTCTTCGCGTCCCGTACACGCTCGGCGGTCTCCTCGGCTTCGTGCTGGTCGTCGATGGCCTTGCGCCGTGCCTCGCGCCGCCCGTCGGCAGTGGTCAGGTCGTACGTACCGCCCTTCACGGTGGCCACCAACAGGTTCTTCTCCTCGACCAGGTCGAGAAACTCGAACGCTTCACGGAACCGACGCTGCAGGCGCCGCGAGGTCAGCGCCAGGACACCATCCGCCTCGCCGTCGCGCAGCATCCGGATGAGCTCCTGGTACCAGGGGCGGGGCTTCCCCGAGTAGGCGGAGGTGTCGTTTTCGACGAGCACGGCCACGATGACGTTGGGGATGCCCTGGCTCTCAAGCTCCTTGGCGAGTGCTCGACAGTCGCGCTCCTGGCGCTTCACGCCGTACTTGCGGCCCTCGCGGTCGTCGCTGATCCGGCAGTAGATGACCAGGCGGCGCTTCCCGCCCGGCCGGGCTTCCGTCTTCATGCCGAAGGACGCTAGCCCCTAGAAGGGGTGTGATGGAACCTTTGACGCCTCGAAGGTGTGGACACACCCCTCTAAGTAGCGGCCGCCCCGCGTGGAATCGGGGCGGCCGGTCCGCTGCCGGTCTGGCCGGCGCTCAGGCCGGTAGCGGGTCTTACGGTGCCGGTACGGAGTCGATGTCGACCGGCTCGATGCCGCGCAGGCTGACCACGTCGCGAGCGGCGATGATCCATCGGATGCGCTCGCTGTCGTCGTACGCCACATGCTCCAGGCCGCCGCCGTCCTCTTCGGGCCCGGGTAGCGGTTTCAGGGTGTCACGGTCGTACATGATGCCGGCGACGCCCCACGCCCAGGTGACCGTTACCAGCGCTGCCGTCCAGGTGCCACGGAGGTGAGGGCAGTCCTGGATGGCCTGTCGCGCGCACGTCTCGTGAATGGGCGGGGCCGTCGTCCGCTCTCCCTCGTGCATCGGCTCCCCTGACGTGGATCGGACCACGAACAGCGTGCGGCCGTCCGGTCGCCCCATCGTGGAGGTCCCGCACACCTGGCAGAGCAGGCGGGTCATGGCCTTGCGCTGACGCAGGACGTGCACCCCGGCGAAGTCCGGTTTGCCTCCACCGGGTCGGACCCCTGCGCGCTGCCAAAGCACCCCTGTGTGCCGGTCGGCGTGCGGCACTTCGTCCGCATAGCCGACGCACGGGCCGGCGGGTCCTTGCCGCGCGATGATCCGGGAGCGGGCGCCGTACTCGTCCGACCAGGGCGCGATCCACGGGACGCGCAGGTCACCCCAGCACAGGGTGCGCGGCGTCATGATCCCTCCGGGCAACCGCACGTGAGGATTCCCCACAGCAGCGCGGTCCCGAGAACGGCGAGCACTGTGAGGTAGGCGAGGACACGCCAGTCAGATCTACGCATCGGCTGCCGCTTTTCCGGTGAGTGCGTGGACTCCAGCGGCGACCAGTCGAGCGACGGCGAGCGGCTGGCATGTCGTCGCCATCCAGGGCATGGGCACGGACCAGTACATCCGCGTCCTCGGGTCGTACTCCTCGACGCTCAGCGCTGGCACACCGAGGTGTGCGCCACGGCCGAGGCAGTCAACATCCTGCGCGCGCCACCTCGCGTCCGTGCCATCCCATGTCCGGGGCACGCTGACAGGCACCAGGAAGTAGTACAGGCTGGCGTCCACGTCGCAGATGACTGGACCGCCGTCGAGGGCCTGGTTCAGGAAGTGGTCGATCTCGGTGGAAGGGAACTGGCCGCCGGACAGGGCCAGTACTACGCGCGCGGGTACCTTCACGGCGGCAAGCAGGCCCCCGAGCGGCAGCATCGTGAACCTGCGAGGCGAGAGCCACTCTCGGCGGGCGCGCTCCCGCCCTTCCTCGGGGAGGGTGGCCAGGAGCCAGTGTTCGGTCGCCAGATGCCGTTCGGCTCCGGGGTGCACGGTCACCCTGGGGCCGGATTCCACCGGCCTCTCTGCCGCGGTTGCCGGTCGGTCGGTAGGTTCCATGTGTCGGCGCTCCCTCGAAGCGTTGGCCATCCCCGGGGCCGGTAGCACGGCCGCCGGGGTTCATGCTGTGCATGCATCGAGGCTTGTCCACGTCGTGCAGTCGCGGGATGACCAGCAGGGGTTACCGAGGCGGTAATACACTCGTTCCTGGTTCGGTACGGCACGACGATGCGCATACGATCACCCCGGAGTTGGCCCATGGACGCCACCACACCCGGCCTGCTCGCTCCCGAAATCCTCGACCGGGACGACGTGAAACGAGCCCTGGCAGAGCACGACTTCGCTGCCGCCTTCTCCCTCATTAAGAAGTGGTCTGGCCTCTCACAGAACAAGATCGCGGCGGCCTGCCAACTCACTCCGGGCAAGGTCTCTACGATCATCAGCGGCCAGCAACAGATCACGTCCTTCGAAGTGATCTGCCGCATCGCCGATGGGTTACGCATTCCTGGGCACATGGTCGGCCTTGCTGTCCGGCCCTGGGAACGACAGCCCGACACCCCGGACCCGCCCGCGCCGCCCGCCCCACGGTCATCCAACGAGGACACGCCCTGGAACCCCTCCACGACCGTGCTCCTAGTCGGCGAGCAGACCAGGAGCGATCTCGTGATGGACCGCCGTGCCGCAACACGCGCCCTGGCCGGCGCCGCTCTCTCGGGCGCCTCGCTCCTCAACTCCCTCGACGGCTGGCTCGAACCCGCACGTGAGACCCCAACAGCTCACACGCGAGGCCGCCTCGGGCAGCGAGAGGTGCAGGAGCTCGAAGCGACCGCGCGCGCATTCCGGGCCTGGGACCATCGGTTCGGCGGAGGCCTCCGGCGCAAAGCAGTCGTCGGCCAGCTCAACGAGGTGGCCGGCCACCTGGAGGAGCACCAGGCCCCAGATGTCCGCGCAGGCCTGTTCCGGGTGATGGCCTACCTCGGCGGAACCGCAGCGACCATCGCCTGGGACTCGGGACTACAGAAGCAGGCCCAGAGCTACTACCTGCTGGCATTGCGCGCGGCCCACGGCGGCCAGGATCCTGCCTTCGGTGCCAATGTCCTGGCCGGCATGGCACGGCAGATGCTCTACCGCGACCTGCCCCACGACGCGTTGGAACTCGTCCACCTGGCCCAGAAGGGGCTGGGTAAGACGACCGGCGGGCGGCTGCGCTCCATGCTCCACACGCGAGAAGCCTGGGCGTACGCGGCGATGGGCCGACCGGCCGCCTTCAGGCGCGCCACGGCGGAGGCCGCCGAAGCCCTGGCCGAGGCCCGCGCTGGGGACGATGAAGAGCCGTACTGGATCGCGTACTTCGACGATGCAGAGCTGTCCGGGGTCACGGGGGGCCGACTCCTCGACATGGCGCGCCAAGACCCGCACACCCATGCCGAGGACGCCGCGCAGGCCATCCGCGATGCCGTCAGCACGAGGGGAACAGAGGCTGGCCGTAGCCACGCCCTCGACATGATCGGGCTGGCAGAATGCGATTTCCTTCTCGGCAACACGGCCGACGCGGTCGCCCACACCCACCAAGCTGTTGAGGCCGCGGCACGCACTCAATCCACTCGGGTCCGCGCGCAGCTGGGACAGCTCTACCCCTACACGGTGGGCCGGTCGGCCTCGCGTACGGTCAGCGAGGCGCGGGCACGGATCCGCGAAGTCCTGTCGAGCTGAAGGAGCAACGTGACCACGATCGCCGTGACTGGGCACATGGATCTGACCGAGGACAGCGTCCCCCTGGTACGCGACGCGCTGCGGGAGACGCTCAGGCCGTACGCCGACGGCCTCACCGGCGTCTCGTGTATCGCGAAGGGCGCTGACAGCCTGTTCGCCGACGTCGTTCTGGAGCTCGGGGGCAGCCTCGTCGCGATCATCCCCTCGAAGGACTACCGGGCGAACAAGGTCAAGCCCGACCACGCCCCGAATTTCGACCGACTCAGCGAGGCCGCGGCCGACGTCGTCGTCCTAGACCACGAGACCGCGAACCGGGCGGCGTACGAGACCGCGAACCGCGAGCTCCTCCGCCGCGCCGATCGCCTCGTTGCTGTCTGGAACGGTGAACCCCCGACCGGCAAGGGCGGCGGCACGGCAGACACCGTCCTCGAAGCCCGTGACGCTGGTCTGCCCGTCGATGTCGTCTGGCCGGATGGCGCCGCCCGGAGGAGCTGACCACCCCAGGGGTGGCGGGCACGACGAAGCGCCCCCTGTACGGCCCTCGTGGGCCGTACAGGGGGCGTCGTGTTGTTCAGCGAGTGAGTAGGGCCAGCAAGCCGGTGCCAGCGCCTACAGCGCCGGTGAGCATGCCGACGGCGGCCGCCGGCCATCGGCCGCGTTTCAGTGCCTCGACGTCTGCGCGTAGTTCGCCGGTGTCCCGCTCGACGTCCTGGCGCAGCTGCGCCAGGTCGCGTTCGTTGCGGTCGGAGCGCTCGACGAGGACCGAGAGGCTTCCCTCGACCCGGGCGAAGCCGGTGGCGACCGTACCGCGCAGGCGCTCCAACTCGACTGCGACGGAGGCCTCGGGGACGGTCATCCGCCACCGCCCTCGGAGCGCTTCAGCGCGGCCCTCAGCTCGTCGTCCCGGCCGGCCTCGCCGGTGCGCAGCCAGCTGGGGAGGAGTGCCTGAACGGCAGGGATGGCCATCACGCGGGTGACGCCGGCTGCAACGGCGAGCGCCCCGCCGACCCACGGCAGTGTGGCCGGGATCCCGGCGGCGTCGACGATCACGGGGAGCAGAACGAGCAGCCCGAGCGCGGTTTGGATGACGGTACGGACGGTGCGCCTGGTGGCGTCGGACATGGGTCAGACCTCCTTGACGTACGGGATCTTGAGGGCTGCCCAGGACGCGGGCCCGGGCCAGCCGTCGGCGGCCGTGCCGGTGTAGCCGAGCTTGCGCTGCCACTTCGCGTACGAGAGGCGGTCGGCCTCGGTCCACTGCGGGCCCGGGCCGCTGCTGTAGGCGGAGCAGCCGGCCGCGACGAGGCGGCGGCCCATGGCGGTGACGATCGCCGACCGCGGCTGCGTCCGGAACCAGTCCGTGCCGGGGAACGGCTGGTACGCCGACGTGCCGGAGCCGGCCGGCTTCTGCCCGAGCCGGGCGGTGACCCGGGCGCGGAAGTCGGCCATCGTGAAACCGCGCGGGTCGATCTTGGTGTTGGTCCATTCCTTGTGGCCGATGACCGAGGCTGCGGACCAGCCGTGCGCCCGGCACAGTGCGGCCGAGGCCCGCACCATCGCCTCCAGCTGGACGTCCGGCCACGGGTCCTTACCGTCGCCGAGGTTGACGCACTCGAAGCCGTAGAAGTGGACGTTGCCGTCGGTGTCGTTCTCGTTGGGCGCGGGCAGCGTCTTTTCTGCGGCGACGGCCTGGAGGACGTCGCCGTCGCCGCTGCCGGCGTGGTTGGCGCGGCCGTTGCCGACCAGGTACACCGTGCCGTCCTTGGCGATCACGCCGTGACACAGCGGGCCCGGGAGTGCGCTGTGCCCGTTGAAGCACAGTTCCACGCTGTTGGTGGTGCCGGTGGTCACGGTGTGGTGGATGATCACGCCGTTGACCGGGCCCCAGCTTCCCTTGTGGTTGCGGTTGTTGGTGCGCCAGCCGGTGTGCTCGACGACGGTCACGCCCTCGGCCTTGAGGGCGGCCACGAGGGCGTCGGCGGAGAGCGGGTTGCTCATCGGGTGCCTCCGGTCAGTGCTGCGGTGAAGGCGGCCCGGGCGGCAGCCGTCCAGCCGGCCTGTATCTGTTCGCCGAGGTCGTCCCAGGCCGGCATGAGATGGCCGTCGTGAGTGCGGCCGAAGACGGCCTCGCCATATGCCGCGTAGGCGCATTGCCCGAGGTCGGGTGGGATGGGGTGCTGCATGGGCCCTCCTCGGGCAGCAGAAAGCCCCGGGCCGGATCGGCGCGGGGCGGGGGGAACGGATCGGGGTGTCAGGGCAGTTCGAGCCAGTTCCTGGCGTACTGGCCGGGCGTGTTCGCTGTGACCCAGTAGGGCGGGGTGGCGATGATCCAGTCACCGGCGTGGGCCGTTGTCTGGTACTCCGGCTGTTCGGTGGCCTCGAGGACGAGGGTCTGCCCGTCGTCGGAAACCAGACTCAGGCCGCTGTTGCTCCACTCTCCGCAGATGTGGGGCCCGTTGGTTCCGTCGTACTGGACGGACTGACGGCGTTCGGTGACGAAGGGCATGGGGTTTCCTGGGGTCAGGTGGCGGGTTCGACGATCAGTTCCCTGTTGGCAACGCTTGCTGTGTCCAGCGTGTTGCTGGTGCGGATCAGCAGCCGCGAGTTGTAGACGGCGCCGGGGGTGAGGCCGGTGAGGAGGTGGGTGCGGGTGATGGACGAGAACGCCGCGCCGTAGTGACTGGGGCCGATGGCGTCGGAGGCGGCCTCGACGACGGTTCCCGAGCCGACCACGGAGCCCAGTCGGGTCTCGGGGGCGACGAGTGTTCCGGATGTGCCGTTGGCCGCAGCGTTGGTCATCCGCGCGGAGGTGATGAGCTTGACGCGGCCGGTGGTCGGGGCGGTGAAGGTCACCGCGCAGTCCGCTCCGGTCGCCACGAACGTCGTGGACGTGGTGGTGATCGTCGTTCCCTGGACGCTGCTGGGGCTGGGTGGGGTGTCGAGGGCGGTGATGGGTGATCCCGCCAGTAGATCCGGCATGCGGCTTCCTTTCTCACAGGGCGCGGATTGCCGGGGCCGCCAGGCTCACGGCAGTGCCGGCGAGCTGGCGTTTGACGGCTCCGTTGACGGACCGGCGCACGGTCCATGTCTGGGGGGAGGTGGCGCCGGTGACGGCGAGGACGGTGACGACCTCGCCGCCGAGGCGTGCGTTGAACGGGAAGTGCACCGGGTCCTGGGTCCAGACGGGGCCGAGGACCGTTTCGACGCTGAGGCTGGTGGCCGTGGCGGACACGTCGGCGGCCAGGCGTGAGCCGCCGGTGTCCCGCCGTGACGGCGCCACCCCTGTCACGCTGATGTCGTCGACGTGCACGGCGTCCTCTCCCGATGACGCCGAGTTGTCCTTGGCATACCTGAAGGTCAGTGTCGTCCTGCCGGTGACGTCGACGACGTGCTGTGTCCACCCGGTCGTGCCCTGGGCGATCAGGACCTGCACCCCGTCGACCAGGACGAGCAGCCGGTCGCCCGCGAACCCCGCGCCCGCGGCCTCGCTGGACGTCCAGTACCAGAACCGCAGCTCCCGGGCGCCGGACGGCAGCGTGAACACCGCGTCGCTGGTCTGGTTGTTGGTGATCGTCCCGGACCGCAGGCTCGTGGTGCCGTTGTTGAAGTGCGCGGTCGACCGGGTCCAGGCGGCGTTGCCGCCGCTGGCGTACGGCAGGGCGAAGACGTCGTCCTCGAAGTCCTCGAAGTACCGGCGGCCGCCGACCACGTAGGGCTCGTACGGCGTGCAGTTCAGGGTGATGTCGAAGACGCCCTCGGCGTGCACCTCCTTGGTGCCGCGCACGAGGAGGTCGAAGCCGTCCGGCCCGTATCTCTTGGGCACGTTGACGATCTGGACGCGTGATCCCTCGCGCAGGGCGAGGACCGTGTCGAGGAGGTTGCGCAGCCGCGGGTTGGCCATCTTCAGGGTGACGCTGGTGACTCGCATCTGGTCGACGGTGCTCTCGTGCAGCCGCCAGCCGGCCTGGTCGGGCAGCTGGCGGTCGGACTGCACGATGGTGTCCTGGGAGCCGTCCTTGATCCCGACGCCGACGGGCGGCGCCTGCGTCGAGCGGCGGCCTACGGCCACCTCGACCGTGGCCTCGGACCCGCCCTTGCGCCGGACCGTGAGCTTGTTGATCAGCCCCTTGTCGTCGTCCTTCGGCTGGAACGGAGCGAACACCATGCCGCTGCTGTAGTCGAGGACCAGGGCGACGGGCCGGTTGTAGAGCCACTCGCGTGAGTAGTACTCCAGGCCGACGCCGGCGCGGCGCTCGACGAGCAGCCCCAGGTCCGTCTCGGCGGCCGCCCGCGCCAGCGAGACGAAGGAGTCCGTCGTGTATCCGCCCAGGAGGGTGCGGCCGGGGCCGTAGGAGTCCAGCGCGGCCGCCTGGTCGACCGCGAGCGCGGTGAGCCAGTCCCGCGCGCGCAGGCCCGGGGCGCCCAAGGGCCACGACAGGTCCAGGTCGGCCAGGCCGTAGGCGTTGGCGGAGGTGAAGGCGGTGGTGTGCGCGGCGCCGAACACCGCCAGGTGGCCGATGCTCATGCCGGCCATCCCGCTGCCGACCACCGTGGTGATGCGGCGTACGCGGTCGGCGCTGAGCGCCGCGGCCGCCAGGCCGATGCTGAGGCCGCTGTATCCGGGGGTCGTGACGCCGAGGCGTACCACCGTGTTGCTGCCGGAGGGGAAGGCCCACACCTTGATCTGCAGCCACGTGTCGCCGATGCCGGGCAGGCCGGCGGCGACCAGCTGGGTGTTCGTGATGCCGCTCGCGCCCAGGTCGGTGCCGTCGTTGTCGGTGCCGCCGAGCACGATGGTGGGCACCGTGCTGACCGACTGCGCGTAGACGTTGTATGTCGCCGAGCCGGTGGAGAACGACAGGATCTGGTGCGTGCCGGACGTGGGGAAGGTCGCCGCCGGGATCCGGACGAAGGCGTACACGGCCCAGAAGCCGGTCGCCTCGCCCGGGATGAGTCCGGAGCGCAGGGTGGCGCCGGCCTTGGCGGTCGGCAGCGGGCCGCTGCCCGGCAGGGTGCTGTCCCGCGCGAACTCCAGGCCGCTGACGGCGAGGGGGCCGGTGGTCGACTGGTCGCCGGTCTCGGCCACGGACACGTCGCCCCGGGCGCCCTCCTCGAACGACCAGTAGGCCTGGGCCCCGTACGCGCCCACGCGCCGGCGCATGGCGCTCCTGAGCGGCTTCTGGGTGCCGTCGTAGCGGCGCAGTGCCCCGGCGGCCTCGACGTCGACGTAGCCGGAGTCGGGGCCGTTCTCGCCCTCGTACGGCTCAAGGCTGGCGGCCTCGCCGACCATCCGCACGGTGTCGGGCGCGGCCGCCAGTGGGCGGATGGTGAGGTCGCCGACGGACATGGTGACCGGGGTGGTGGTGAGGTCGCCGCGCACCGACCCGCGGAAGCCGATCTCGCCCGCGGTGTAGGCGGTGTCGTAGGCCTGGAGGTGCCAGTGGTCCGGCTCGGTGGTGCCGTCGGGCCAGATCCTCGCGCGGATCTCCGGCCCCTCGGCGCGCACCCGTACGCGCAGCGGGCTGCCGGCCGCGTAGGTGAGCGCGGGGATCTGCTGGTAGGGGGTGATGGCCGGGGTGATGGTGGTGTCGGCGCGGTATCCGGTCATGGACACGCGCATGCCCGCGCCGTTCGGGAGGCCGATGTTGGGCAGCAGCTCGATGTCGATGTAGTAGAGCGTGATCGCCGTGCGGTTGAGCCGCATGGCGAACGTCATCAGCACGCCCTCTTCGGCCGTGTCGTCGGACGGCACGGTGCTGGTGGCGATCGTGAACGTGGCCTCGAAGTCGCTGAGGCTGACTCCGCTGGTCGTGATCCAGCGGGAGCTGTTGAGAGCGGTGACGGTGAACTTCCCCGCCCCCGGGGACACGGAGAAGTCGGACGCCGGCGGGGAGGAGCCGGCCGGGTCCCAGATGGACCAGGTCTGCCCGCTCGTCGCCGTGCCCCAGCCGTTGGAGGAGGTGCGGTTGAAGGTGTCCGTCATGAGCGCGGCCCCGGCCTCGGGGACGTCGCCGACCCGGAACCGGAACTGGCTGCCCTGGCCCCACTTGCCGTACAGGTCCGACTCGACGTTGCGCGGGCTGTGCACGGCCTCGGGGTCGTTGACCCGCACGCTCAGGCTGCCCGGGCGGGCGCTGGTGCCCTCGGCGCCGAGGCCGCGGGTGATGGTGATGCGGCTGGTCCCGCGCAGGGGCAGGCGCACCCACTGCCCGTCGATCAGCGCTTCACCGATGCGCTCCGGCGGCCACGACACCATGGGCGGATCACCCCTCTGCGAGTTGGACGATGGAGCCCCCGCCCTTGGTGCGGGTGATCTCCTGAAGGAACGTGATGAAGGGGTCCCCGCCGGGGTTGTCGAAACCGATCTCGACCCGGGTCACGCCGGAAGACCTGTCCAGCAGCCCTTGCAGCTTGCTCAGGGGGAGCACGGCCTCCTGCTCGCGGCCCTCGCCGATCATGGCCATGGTGGGCCCGGTGGTGATGCCGCCCTCGGCCAGGTAGGGGATGTAGGGGATATGCGGGATGCTCACGCCCGGTACCCGGTTGGCCCCCGAGATCAGGCTGTTGATCCCGCCCACGGCGCTGTTGATGAGCCCGATCGCCCCGTTGAGGGCTCCGCGCAGTCCGGCGGTGATGCCGTCCCACATGCCGCTGAAGAAGCCGCCGATACGGTCTACGGCGCCGGACACGAGGTCGCCTGCCGTCTTCCACGTCTGGCTGATCCACCCGGTGATCCCGCCCCAGGTCGCGATGATGATCTGAAGCGGGTGGAAGCCGGAGAAGATGCCGGCGATGAAGCCGATTGCCACGCTGACGACGGACACGATGTTGTCCCACAGTCCCTGGAGCCACGTCCAGACCGCGGTGAAGATCTTGACGGTCCACGTCTTGATCGTTTCCCAGTTGGCGATGATGAGCGCCGTCAGGGCGACGACGGCCACGATGACGAGGGCGATCGGCCAGATGGACAGCAGCCATGCGGCCGCCATGGTGATTGCGCTGAGCGTGGCGGACGCGGCCATGGCGATCCAGCTGCCCACCCACGCCGCGGCCGTTGCCACGGCCGAGCTCACCGCGGTCGCCGCGGTGGCGAGGGTCTCGGCCCCGAACAGCGCGAAGGTGCCGATCAGTCCGAACAGCGCCGTTCCGACCTGCGAGACGACACCCAGCCAGGAGCCCATGACTCCCGCGCCGACCTGGTTGCGCTGAGCCTCGTTGAGGTCCAGCTGCGCATTGCTGGCGTCGATGACCGCCTGCTTGCCGTCGACCTGGGCCTGGCTGTAGTCCTCGGTCGCCTGCTTGCCGTCGAGCTTGGCCTGCTTGGCATCGGCGTCCGCCTGGCTCAGGTCGATCTGCGCTTGCTGAGCCTCAAGGGAGTTGGGACCGAACTCGGCGACGGCGTCGTTGTAGTCCTGCTGGGCCACCTTCTGGTCCAGCAGCGCCTGCCGGAGATCGATGCCCGACTGGGTGCCGTCCAGCTGAGCCTGGTTCGCATCGATCTGCGACTGCCTCATGTCCACGTTGGCCTGCTTGACGTCGAGCGCGGCCTGGGCGACATCGTTCTGTGCGCGCGCGAGGTCGTCGGCCCGCTGCTCTCCCGTGTTCCACAGATCGACCGCGCCGTCGACGATGTCGCCCATGCTGGCGAACGCGGCGCCGGCGCCGAGCGCTCCGGCGCCGATCTTGTCCATCCTGCCGGCGAGACCGGTGGCCTCGCTGTCCGCCTGCCCGAGGCCGTCGCTCGCGGACGCGGCCGCGTCGTCCAGTGAGTTGAGGCCGCTGGCCGCGTCGTCGATCGTCGCGGACGTGTTGCCCAGATCCGCGGCAATCTCAATCTTCACCTCGTCCGCCTGGCTCATGCTCTGCACCTCCCATCGACCGGTTGATGCCGCGGATCGCCGCCAGCATTTCCTCCGGGCCCTTCCGCTCCACCCCGTAGGGCAGGAGGAAGTCCGACACCAGGAATTTCTTGCCCTTGCCCCGGTTGGCGTTGGCGACGGTGGCCGCGATGGTGGCCGCCTGGATGTCGTGGCGGCGCCGGCCGAGCGGGCCGGTGAGCCGCTCGAACGCCATCCACTCGGTCAGCTCGGCCGAGCCGAGCCGCGAGTCGAGGTCGGCCACCGTCATCCCGAGATGTTCCGCTAGCCGGAAGCGGAAGAGCCGCTCGGGTCGGCGGCGGAGTTTCCCTCGGCTTCCTTCACGGCGAACCGGCCCATGCCCGAGAGCTTCTGGACCTTGGCCGCCAGCCGCTCGATCACCGCCCCGGACTTCGTGCCGAGCTCACCGGCGGCGATCTCCTTGTTGGAGTACAGCCGGTTGAAGTTCTCGTCCACCATGGCCATCCCGACGAGCCTCTCGCGGTAGGCCTTCAGGGAGTCGACCTTCAGCTGCGGCGTCTGGCCGTTGGCGACGACCGAGCCCGCCTCGATGTAGCCCCGGTCGGCGGCGGTCAGTTCCATGAGGCGGACATCGCCGCCCCACTCGGGCACGGGCACGTCTTCCCATTTGCGGTCGACAGCCTGGTTGATCTGCTGCTTGCCCAGCAGCGCCATGTCGTTCTCCTCGTTGTCGTCAGGCGCCGGTCGGCGTGAGCGTCGGCTTGCCGGAGATCTTGAACGTGGCGGTGCGCTCCATCTTGTCGTCGTGCGGGAACTCGTCCCCCAGGTCGGTGATCAGCCCGGAGAATTCCCACGTCCACTCGTCCGCCGTGCCCGGCAGGATGACCACCTGGTAGTCGCGCAGGTCGTCCTCCTCGAAGTCGTCGTCGAGCGCCTGGTGGCTCGCCGAGGCGGGGTCGTAGTTGATGGTGATCTCGACCTCGCCGCCGTCCTTGAGCCCCTTGACGAACTCCCTGTACTTGTTCGGGCTGTCGTGCGCGGTGACCTCGATGGCCTCGCGCGACCTCGACGGACCGGAGATGTCCTCGACGTTGGCGATGGCCACGAACGTGCCGCTGCCTGTGGTGTCCCTTTTGAGCTGCGTGCCGAATGCGTCAAGGCCGGCCATGGGCCCCTCCTCGTTCTGGTCCGGCCCGGGGCCGGGGGTGGTGGTCTAGACGGGGTCGACCTCGCTGCCGATGCGGAACGACATCGGCAGATGGCGGATGTCGCCCGCGGGCTCGGGGTCGGTAAGGGTCTGCAAGGACACGAAGCGGGTCCACGTCCAGCGGTGCCCGACGAGGGCCAGCGGGGTGTGGTCCAGGGCCTGGCGCACGCGTGCGGCGATCGTCAGGCCCTGCGCGTAGCCGCGGTACTTCGACCAGATGTGCAGGGTCTGCAAGGTCTCGCTGCCGAACCGGTCGTGGGCGTTGGCGGGCGACTCGAAGCTCTCGCCGAGGTGGATGTACGGGAAGGGCTGGTCCTCCGGGACGTAGTCCAGCACGCCCTGCACCAGGCCGGCCAGCGGCTGGTCGGCGAGGAGCGCGGCCAGCACCGCGTCACGGACGGCCAGCGCCGCCAGGTCGGGTACGGGCGTGCTCATCGCAGCGCCCTCCGTACCTCGTCCGTCAGCCGGGCCTTGTAATTCTTGCGCTCGCGTTCGAGGGCCGGGTGCAGTGACGGCTGCGCTGGCTGGCTGCGGGTGCCGTACTCGACGAAGGCGGCGTAGAAGTCGTCCTGGTTGAACCAGCCCACCGCTGCGACCAGGCCGCCCTCCCGGTAGCGGATGTCGACGTTGTCCTTCAGGTGGCGGCTGTCCCGCCCGCTGGCGTCGACGGGCACCGTGCGCTCGACGTCGGCCTTCACGGCCTCGGCGGAGGCCTTCACTCCTTCGACGAGTGCGTCCTTGATGGAGTCGGGTAGGTCCTCCAGGCGCCCGCGCAGCCGGGCCAGGCCGGTGATCGTGACGTGCGCTCGTCGGCTGCGCGCCATGCTGTCACCTCCCCTTCCGGATCTCCTTGCGGATGATGTGCAGTTCGGCGGCGACACCGCCCTGGTC